AAGCACTTACCTCATTAGAGGTTGTGTAATCTGTTGTAGATGCATCAAAAGAAGCGTTGTTATCATACAATGCAAGCTTAAATGTATCACCTGTTGAGTTTGTGAAGTTATGACTTCCCGTAAGCAATTCTTGCTTAAAAGAAGTACACATAAAGTTTCCACTAAAGGCCATGTCAAAGTCTCCTTATAAGTTCAGCCAGTTCGGGATGTCCCGCATCCTTCAATGCATTATACACTGTTGTGCGGTCACTGCGAATAGCCTGTCTCATATAATATTCAACAAGCTTTTCAATGTGCTTTGAGAAAGCACGAGCTTGGTCTCTGATGCCGGGATGGGCGCTATCGGAGACCGAAATTACTTTTTCTACGCATTGCTGCGCTAATTCTTCAGGCGTAAACCCTCGATTCTCTGTTGTTCTAACTCCAACAACAGCTTCATCTTTTGGTACGTTTACATCTATTTTAAACATTATTGTTTTGCCCTAATAACTTTTCCTGTTCGGTATTCATCTGTTGTTTCTTTTGCTTCTCCAAGCATTTTTAAACCAGATAAAGATTCTGTAAACCTTTTATCATAATATGCCATCATATCTTGTTCGCCTTTCATAAAAATATAGGCTTCAACAAGTGCTCCATATAAGAGTGACAATTCAGCATTTATACTGAGCCAAGTAGTTCCGCTGCCACTTCCTGCTGTTAAACTAGCAGGACGATAAAAATAATGAAGTTCTGCGGTAAACGTAGTATTTGGAGTTGGAGCTAATATAAAGTTATCTACATCAAAAACAGCATAATACTTTGGAGATCCTGTAGTTGTGGAATCTGGAGTATATGTTTGTAAAAAACTAGGGTCTTTAAAATCTATAAAAAACTTATCTCCATCTGTGCCTGCAAGACTAAGAGAAAAGGGTGCTAAAAAATCGCTTGGGCAAGCCAAATATTTATTACTTGCAGTGCAAGAAGCTGTAGCATTTTTGCGAAATAGGCTAAGTTGTACGCTTTTTAGTATTCTTTCTTCAGCCTGTCTTATAAATAAAGAAAGATTATTGACGAAAGTTGTTTCATCATTTTCTGTATAATCTTGAATAGCCGTTTTTAATTGATCGAATGTAAAGCTCATATCATCACACTATCGTTATGTTTCCTACCATAGCACTATGATTGGTGCATTGATAGACTAGGGTTGTGTCCGAAGGTTCATGTGGCACAATAAACTGTGTTAATCCTGTGGTGGAGTTGTAGTTTTCTGTGACGCCTGTAGTAAAAGCAGATCCACCATTAGATGTTCTAATTTGCAAAGGATGACTACTTACGTTTGCGGTGTTATCAATAAGATAAGTATGACCTTTGTAGAATGTAAAGTTTGGATTGTCTCCAGACGTAGCGCCGGGACCAGTAAAGGTATATGCAGATGAACCATTTGTCCCTGCTACATATGTCGTTACAGGCCCAGATACTTCGTCATTCAACCTTATCCAATTACCACCGTGCGCAAAATATAGTCCACCCGTTGCATGAACGTGGGCTACAGCGCCATGATATGTGGAGGCACTAGGAAGATCAGTTAAAGCTGCGTAATAGAATACAATTTTATTTGCGCCAGAGCTAACATCAAGAAGACCTGCACTATCTATTATATCAGTAAGAACATTAGAACTGTTACCTAATGCAGCATAAATCTCATTAAAGTTGTCATTTATTTTATCCGCACCTACACGAAGCGTATCGCCCGTGCCGTCATTTGCAGATGAACCAATACCTACTGTTTGCTTTGCCATCTTTTATCCCTCATCAAATGTCTGTGACGTTGAGTCTAATGTAACTGATGTACTATCAAAAGTAGATGCATCATCTACGACAGTGACACTACCAACAGCACTTGTGCCCGCTAAACCTGTGACATTTACAATTTCATTTCCTGTGTCTGATATGGTTATCGTTACAGAACCAACCGCACCTTGTGCAACTAAATTATTTGGTGGTGTTATTCCGGGTATATCTCTAAAACCAACAGGATCATATCCATACTGTATGTCTCTTTGTTCATCTAAGTTCTGTTCTGGTCTTGGATCTCTTAATGCTTGAGGGTCAGGAACCGCTCTAAGTGGCTGTAGTTGAGGATGTTTTTCTTCCCACTCATCTCTACCAACGAGCAAACCATTCCACTCTTTACGCATATCTTTTAACCGATATCTAAATCCAGATCGGTCTGATATGCCAAAAGCATGTTTTCCTGTTGCAAATTTAGACAATACGATAGTTTCCTAAACTTGGTGTAATTTGAAAAGAAGCACGATCTCTATCTTCATCAATCGCTCTCCTCATTTCTTCTTCATATACTGCTTTTAACATCTGCACACGTTCTGGCGCACGTTTTAAAGCAATGTAATAAGCTAAACCTGCTGATAAACATGGATAAAATCTAAATGGTATATCCATTGTATTAACTTGAGCATCAGCATCATCTATTCTTGTTAAACAATCATAAACCAAGATATCTGTACTATTTTCTGGCAAAGGCCATATTTTTAGATTTGGCGTTAATTGTCTATCTAAAAAAAACTGTGTTGGTCTTCCTGTTGTGGTTTTTGTAGGAATAGCAAGGTATGTATCCCTGCTAATCCTATCCATTGAATAATCTGTGCCACTTCTTCTCACGACAACAGATAAAACATCAATAACATCTGTTAACATGTCATATTGACCATCAGACTCTGTTAATGCTTGAGTTCTTTGCTTTATAGTCCACTGATTTAGGCCGCGATTAGCCCAATCAGCAAGCATCAGATTAAGAGATCTTTTGGCTGTTTTCAGGTCGTAGCCTGTACGAGCCTCTAAACCGCAACGCTCAAAGGCTTCTTCTACATACTCAGCTACATCTAATTCAAAGTCTGTTGATCCTGATACAGCCATTTTTTATTCCTCGTTATAAAGATTATCAAAAATGCGATTTACGTCTAATGTATAGTCTAAATCACTTTTTGAATAGTGTATATGTTGTGAAGGTTTAAAATCGGGCGCACCCTCTCCCACTTGAAACCATGCAGGATGCGTTACTCTTACTCTGTTATTTGGTAAAGCCACGATATTACCTGTCCATTCTCCCGCGTCCAGTAATTGTAAAACATGACTTTGTTTATGTTGTGCAGGATCGTCTGCTATCTCGCTCTCTGCATAATCAACTGTAAAAAGGTATTTAGCAGGATGCATTTGACCATCTACCTTTGCCAACCAAGGGCATGGGGTAGCACGATCTATAACATACACTGCATGATTATACGAAGCACAATCCCAAGGCTGTGCATCATAAGTTTCCATTGGTTCAGGCCACTCATCTAGGGGAATATCGGCAACTAACGCGGTTATGGGCATTCTAGCCCACATTGCTCCACCGTGTACTGTGTCCTCTTCTTCACCTTCAGCTTCACTACCAGTGAAGATAACCTGAAAGCTAAGACACCTGTTTGGCATTGATGTAACGCCAACAACCATAGCATGTAAAAATTCGCCGTGATACTCTTCATGGTTATGAGTGTATTCACGGCGAACCCATGCTTTAAAATAGGGTATATTACTATGTAAATATGGCATTATGCTTTAGTTACTTTGTACCCCATCTTTTTAGCAGCAGCGCGAAGTTGTGCTACGGTCATTTTCTTTGCACCGCCTGCTCTACCACCTTTTTTCATCATCATGGGTTTTTTACCACCTGCGGCTCCACCCTTCATCATTCTTCTAGGTTTTTTACCGCCTGCGGCACCGCCTTTCATCATTTTTTTTACTTTGCCACCGCTACGGTAGCCCTTCTTTTTCATCGCCATAAGTTTTCTCCTTTCAAGATTGTGTCACCGCACCCTTTGTGCGCTTACGCCGATTTGCCATAATTGCACCGCAACCTCTAGCTACGGCTGTACCTTTTTTGGCCTTCCCTTTGAACGGCCTTTTGGGTTTTGTTTGTTTGATTTCACCACCTTTTTTTGCAAATTTGACTTCTGCTTTTTTGGTGTTTTTAACGACTGTTTTGCCTTTTGATCCTGCTTTCTTTTTTTTCTTTGCAGTCGCTGCTCTATCTTTTTTAGAAAGAGAACGTGCTTTAGCTGCCGGAAGGCATCGGTCAGGATTCTTTTTATCTTTCGAAGTCCCGCACTCACCTTTGATATTACCATCTGTTCCTATCCTTACCCATTTCTGGTCTAACCATTTTTTGAGTTCTCCCATTATTTGCCCTTTCGCTTACCGCCTTTGGACTTCTTAGCATAATTAGGATCTTTACAATACTTAGATGCTGCTAGGTTTGCATACGCCGAAGGATAAGTATCAAACGTTCTTTTTGCCCATGCTTTTCCCTCTGGACAAATCTTACTACCTTTTGATTTTGCAGAGGCTTTTCCACCTTTTCTGTAGTAAGTTAAGCCTTTTGGCATTTTTTTACTTTTTGAAGGTGGCTTGGAAACTTGTTGTCGCATTTGCGCCCTCGACATTGCCATAATTTCTCTCCATATGTCCTTTAATAAAGCTAATTTCAGAGGCCATAACCTCTGTTCTTTTATCTACTGCAATAAGAGTTTTAGTAACCCAATTTGCCCAAGTGTAGCCAACCCCACCAATGGCAATGATAAATGCTGAAACAACAGTTATAATTATTTGTTTCATTAACATTTCCACCTTTTTCTAGCTTGTCTTAAACGTGAATTGGGATTCTTTGCCGCTTTAGGAAACTTCTTCATTTGACCTGCAGAACGAGCGCAAAATGACTTACGCCTTTTTGCAGCTTTGCTACCTTTCTTTACTTTACCAGTGACAGCCGTTTGAAGTTTAGAACCGGGGTTTTTACGTCTGTAAGCAGCAACACCTGCTTTGGTCATTCCCGCCCCTTTTTTCGTGGGGCGGAAATTCTTTTTATTTTTTGCAGGCATTTTGTCTCTTTTACGAGCCATGTTGCACCTTTAAGATAGGAAGATAGTCAGTTGGTTACTACTTCCTGTAAACGCACTAACAAACGCACCACTTGTAGCAAGTATTCCATCATCTGGAATATTTAAGTGATGCAAGCCTGTTGGAAAGGTTTGCGTAAGTAACGTATCACCTGAACCGCTTCCATCTTTAATTGTAAAAGCTCCTGCCGCGCTTGCAAATATTACAACTTGACGAATGCGTGAACGTGCGGGGCCAACAACAGCCGCAGAATCTCCTTGCGTAAAATTAAATGCTTGTACTGGACCTGCCATACTAGCCTCCTATTACGCTAGGTTATTGTTTTGCTGATACAAGATTGTAAAACGAACCAAACCCGCATTTGTTGCAGCAGAACCAGTAACAGTCAAACGAATATCTGCTGTGCCTGTGTCTTGCCATGCTAACGCCGCACCTGCTTGTGTAGTCGGGTATTTACGTCCCGCGTCTGTTCCGCTTGCAAACGTGTTCAAAATAGTTGCCGCGCCACCTACAGTATCACCAACACTCAAGTTTGTTGAGGTATTAGCCGCTGTGATGATATCAATTACACAGTCAATAATTTGAGAATTTGCAGGGATTACAACGTCAGTAACTTGTGCAGCTACTGCTCCGCCAGATAAATCCACTGAAAATGTCTGAGCCATAACGACTTGACCAGTGTTTTTAATATCTGAGCCAAGAGTTGTACCCGTAGTTTCTTTGATGGTTCCCGCTTTAATAGGACCAGAAAAAGTTGTCGTACCCATGTCGATCTCCTGTCTTGGGTTGAGTCAGCAGCCCCATGCCGCTGTCAGGGATAAACACAGAATAACACATATTTAATAAAAAGAAAGAGGCGACTGACGCCGCCTCTAAGTTTAAGGAGCAAAAACATGAAAAATGTCTATGCCCTATGTTAACACAAATTATGCTCCAGGTGAACCAAAAACACAACGTGGGTCGCTAAAACCAAAGCTATAACGCTCACGAGCCTTAAATCTCATGTTACCTGTGTCAAAATCTGCTTCCATATTTGTTCTCATTGGAGAACGCTCAAAGTGCTTAAAGCCATTTGGAGCGTCTGTTTTAATGAAGAACGCATCTGGGTCTGTTAAGAAATGGTTAACAGTGTAACCTTCTGGCAACATACCCATGTTACGGATTGCATTAACATCATTATCGGCTGTGCCAACACGAAGAGTTGATTCCAAC